GTGGTGAGAACGTCGGGGAACGCGGACAGACTGATCAACGACCCAAGGTTTGAAGAGGTCACAAGATCTACCCCTAACGTTCAATCCTGGGCATACGACGCGATCAACACGGTAAACGATTTAGAATACGAAGTAAGGGTAAGGAATAATGGAACCAATAAATAACGAACTTCATACGCGTATCCTCCGGGATCTGAAGAACCGCGCAACATGGGACGCCCGGCAGAGGCAGTTCTATGAGATGCGAACGTTTGGAATGCGTCGCAAGGTTAAGCCATGGCCCACCGCGGCGGACATGCACGTCGCACTGATTGATCGTATTATCGAAAGACTTAAACCCAACTACGTCAACTCGGCCCTGGGCAACGACGTCGTCGCCGGGTTCGTTCCTATGCGTCAGCAATTGGCCCCACTCACCGTCACGGCAGAACGCTACTTTGACTATAAGATCCGGGAGCGTACTGCATTCCAATTTGAGATCGTCAGGCTAATCGACGACATGCTTTTGTTCGGTCGTTCTGTGCTCAAATCAATTTGGGACGAGGGCAAGAAGGAAATCATTTTTCAAGCGATCGATCCGACCAGGTTCATTGTGCCAGACCAGACCGTCGCCCTGGACGACGCCGACTACCTCTGCCATGTCATGGTCTTGTCGGTTGACCAGTACAAGCGCGTCGCGGCCTATAACCAGGACGAAGATTTTATTAAAAGGATTGCCGGTCGAGGAACCAAGTTTGAAGGCATCAATACCGAGAAGGAACAGGCAGTTTATCAGCGTGAAGGTATCACCTACGACTCTCGTCCGGACCGGATTATCCTTTGGGAGATTTACACTCGCAATGAAGACGACGAGTGGAATGTAAACACTTACTCGCCCCTAGCGACCATGGAGCCTGTCCGGGAAGACTTCGTCCTACCCTACAAGCATGGTCAGTGCCCATTCACAGAATTTAGCTACGAGTTGACCAACGGAGGATTCTACTCGTCCCGCGGGGTTGCCGAGATCCTGGCCGCAAACGAGATGACCCTGGCGAAGCTAAAGAACTCCATGCTCGACTTCTTGGAACTGGCAAACCGTCCGTTATTCCAGGCCGACAATCCTGTCTCTCTCAACATGGCGAATCTAAAAATGCAACCCGGACAGATCCTGCCCCAGGGCATTAAGCCTGTTCAGATGACCACCCCTCCGATGGACTTCATGCGAGTCATGTACGACGAACGCGCAGAGGCAGAGCAGAGAGTTGGAACGATTGATTTTGGCGTAGGCAACAACCCCTCGGAACCCGGTAGCTCCAGAAAAACAGCGACTGAAATTCAAGCGTTGGTGAACACCGGGTCCGCGGGTGCTGATTTAAGAAACCGTCTTTTCCGCATGTCGCTAGGTCGCCTGTTCCGTCAGTGCTGGTCGATCTATCTGCAGTACGACAAGAAGGATCTAAACTTCCGCTACGCTGAAGATACTGGCACCGTTCCTCCGGAGGCACTGCACGAACAGTATTCGATCATGCCCAAGGGCGGATACGATTTCCAGACTCGCCAGTTCCAATTGCAAAAGGCAGTAGCCCGGATGCAGTTGCTCGGTCAGTCTCCCTTCATCAACCAGGCTGAGTTGGTCAAGTCTGTGCTTGAGCTCGATGACCCAAGTTTGGTGCGTCGCCTAGTCCAAGACCCAATGATGAACCAGCAGGAGCAGAGGGAAGAACAGGCGAAGGAACTCGCCGCGATGATGACGACCGCGTTCCCGATTTCCATCAAGCCGACCGACGATCACAAGGCTCACCTGGAGGTGATCTTCGACTTCCAACAGGCTTCAGAAAAAGGATTCCGACAGATCGACCAGGCAACAGCCCAGGCGATTGGTCAGCACTTGAACCAGCACTTACAGGCGCTGGAACAGATCGATCCGAACACTGCCCGGGCGATTACTGCCGAGCTCAAGAAAATGGACAAGGCAAAGATGAGACAGCAGGAGCAACTAATGGGGGCCCAGGGTCAGTTGCCTCCCCCAGAAATGGTTGGACAAGTTCCTCCCGAGATGGCACAACCGATGGCGTGATTGCGCTAATGAGGCCAATCATATGACAAAACTAAGAGCAATATTAAACTTTATACGCTTTACCAAGTGGGTCGACGAGCCGGAATGGACCGGGGACGACGCTAGGGCCCTTGGTAGTTTTATGAGATCAGAGCATGGGGTGCGGTTCGCCGCGGTGCTCAGAAACATGACTATTAGACAAGATTCTAGCGCTGTTCAAAAAGGTAGCTTGACAGCATGTGGATTTGCAATAGGCTTCCGATCTGCAGTGGCTGTTATCGATTCCCTTGGAATTGATGCCACTCATCCCGCGGGAGGGGCAGACGACTAGAGGTTACCCGCGGAGTACATAGACTAGTCACAATCCCGCCCGGGATCGTTAACCATTCCGGGGCTGGAGTAAAGGGGTTAGCATGGGTGATGGAATAGAACTGACTGAGGAATCGTTACGAAGAGCGGCCATGATCGAGGATGGGATTATCCCTCCAGACAGAGTGGAAGCGAAAACGGAAGCGGAGCCAACGTCGGAACCAGTGGAGAAGACCGAGTCGAACCCCACGTCGACAACAGAACCCGCAACAGAAAATTCGCCTTCCTCGGCCAAAGTCGGGGACAAAAAAGGTGATAGTTCTTTAACAACGACAGAGTCTGAGAGTCCGGTTGAGTCATCCGACAAGGCCAAGGAACCGAGCAAGTACGAGAAGCTGAAGAATCGCCAGCAGAAAGAATGGGAAGCCATTCAGCAAGCAAAGGCGGAATCTAAGGCTGAAAAGGAACGCTTGGAAAACGAGCGCCAGGAATTCCTGCGCGAGCGTGAACAGGCACGGAAGGCCGACCAGGAGAGACCGACAGGCAAGTTTGATGCGACCGACTACCGGAACGCTGCGAAGCAGTTTCGAGAAGAAGGCCGAGAAGACCTTGCCGAGCAAGCCGATAAGAGGGCGACAGAAGTCGAGCGATACGAACTAAAGCAACACGAACAGAAGGTCAGAGAGCACGGAGAGAAAGCCTGGAACGACAATCTCTCCAAAATGGCAGACAGGCATCCAGAGTTGAAGGACGCAACGTCTCCATTGCATAAGAAAGTTTCGGAGTTGCTAAAGACGAAGGCAGTTCTTCGTCAGTACGCCGACGGAATCGTCGACGCGGTAGAGATCGCACAGCTTGCCTTGAAGACGGATAACTCAACCGGATTAGCAGATGAAGTCGAAAAGCTCCGCAAAGAAAATGCGGAGTTCAAAAAACGTTTACAACCTGGAGTTGGTTCACCGTCAACACCGGCACCAAAGAAACAGTTTAGGGATTTATCCGTAGCTGAACAAGGTGCTGAGCTTCGCCGAATGGCAGTAGAATTTGACGAATCTAACTAAGGTTTAGACATAGGAGATAAAATTATATGGCACTCGTAACCTCTGGCTCGCTCGCAGCGGCCTACCAGGAGTACTTCTCGAAAGAGTTGCTCCAACGTCAATTGCCCATCCTTCAGATGGAACAATTCGGAATGAAAGCGGCGCTTCCGCGTAAAAACGGAAACAAGCAGATTCGCTTTTTTAGATACGACAACCCGAGCATTAGCTCGATCATCGAAGTAACCTCAGAAGGCACAAACCCTGGATCGAACGAACGTCAGTTGACCCTGTCGACTGTCGGCGCGACCCTCCAGCAATTCGCCAGCTTGGTCAAGCTGTCTGATATCTTGCAAGCCACAAACTTGTTTGATTCCATGGCACAGGCCACGACTCAATTGGCAGAAGATCACGCGTTACACGCGGATACATTGGTGCACCGAGTACTCACGACCGGAACTACCTCCGGAACTGGCACTCTGTCGACCTCTGTTCGCTACGCGCAGAACAGCAACTCGACGGCATTCATCGCCGCGACAGCAGCTAACTCGGCCTTCACGGCACTCGACTTGCTCGATTCCGTGACGTCACTCCGGGTTGACAAGGCTCCTACAATCAAGGGTGGATACATCCTGGTTGCAGATCCTCGCACTGCTCGTTCGATCCTCAATGATGACGACTATATCCAGGCGCATCACTATTCGGGCACGGACAGCTTGCTGAAGGGTGAAGTTGGCGCGTACTACGGAGTGAAGACTCTGTTGTCGCACAACATTCTGTCCTTCGGTTCTGCTTCTGCTAATGCCATCTCTGGCA